CATCATCCGATTTAGTGCCTAGCATTGCTTTTTGGATTTCTCCAATTTTTACCCTAGGTTTAAAAACTAATTCCGTTGTTGAAATTTCGTTTGTAATTGGAAAAATTAATTTTAATGTTAAATTAAAATTTTCATCCAATGATAAATAACCCTCGGCAATCGCATTTGCTAATTCATCAATTGCACCTTTGTAATTTTCCCTACTTGATGGTTTTACACGTTTAAAATCTAACCATTTGGTTATCTCTTGTTGTGATACTTCTTCATTTACTAAATTTTCCATGATTTTAAAGCTTTTATTTTATAAATTACCCTGCAATTTTTTTAATATCTCGGCATGATATAATTACAGGAAAAGTTGCCGCGGTTAAATTACCCTCTAAATTACCTACTGGCTTACCATTTCCACCGAAAACACTACCGTTTGAATGTGAAAAAGTCCAATCAGATTCAACTGGATTTTCCATTAACTGTTTAATTGCGTTCCAGTCTTCACGATTGTTAACATCATTAGCCAATGTAAATTCAATTTTTGGTAATTTACGTTTCATTTTTCTTACTGGATTACCCGAACCATCAACGCTTTCTTCGTCATCTTCAGTCATGATAGTAATTGGATCAAATGAAACATCTTCATTTGCCATTGGGTAAAAAGTAAACCCCCCTAGTGTAGGGTGGTTTGCTGTTACTTCGGTTAAAAATCCTCCGATTGCCATATCTTTATTTATTAATTATTTGTACCAAAATTAAATCCTGCTTCTGCTGTTGTTGATGAAATTCTTGCTGTTCCTGTTCTTTTGTATCGGAAAAAAGTTTCCAATCTATCAGGATTAACACTAGATATACCAACTGTTATCGAATTTTGCATAAATGCAACATCTGTAATTAAAGCCCTACGTGATAAATCTTCTGCGTAATTTTGTAAAATTTGTACCCATTGCTTAGGTTTTACAACTTTACTTGCAGTAACTATATCCGTATCATTTGCGATTACATGATCCATTACATTTGTAGCTTCTTTCAACAAATAACCATATCGGATATTCCAATCAATATTAATATTTCTTGGGTACCTGAATTGTGGCGGAATTTCTCCAACTGGATGGTAAGTTGTAACAAAGTCAACAACTTTATATTTACCTCCTGATAATTCAACTGTTGAACATCCTGATTTTACAACTCTATCCCTCACATCTTTATCCGATAAGTCTCCAATTATTTCTGGAGTTGGCATATCAGGATAAATATCTGATTGAATATCTAAATGCGGAGTGTTTTGCGCTTTTTGAGCAAACAAAAATGCAACATTTGCAGCCGCTTCAAGTGGTAAACCTTTTGAATTTGGTGCTACTGCTGATGCAATAGTCATTTCATTTTTTCTGCCAGATGTTAAAGATTTTAATGCTGTTTCATCTGATAAAACAGTACCCGAAATTGCAATAAATGGTTTAAAAATTTCGCCTTGCCATCTTCCTGTTGGATTAGTATTGTCAGCTTTACCGTTGTAAGCTTCTAATTCGTTTAAAGTTGCAGAAACAAATCCATAAGAGTTAATTACAATTGTATTCCAATTTTCGTTAAACGCGCTTAATGCAGGTACTACACTTGGAGTTCCTGCTCCTGCTGTTCCGTTTGCAATAGCATAAGTAATTCCTAAACTAACTTCGCCTGTATTAATAGAAACGTTAATTAAGTTTGATGTTAAACCTGCCCATTTAGCTGTTAAGGTTACAACTCCCGTATCTTCACTTGCTGTAACTGGTGCACCTAAAACATTGTTTACAATATCCTCAATTTTAACCGCTATTTGCGCTGCTGTTTCGCCTGATACGATGTTTAATTCGTAGCTACCACCATCAACTCCATTTCTACCATTAATAACAATTTGATGTGTTCCTGATTGAGTAGCTGTACCGCTTGGAGTTATTGTAATGGTTTTAGCTGTTGCACTATCTGCTTCCTCTTGTGGGTAAGCTATAATAGGAATTTGTAAACCACCACCATTAATAGGGCGTAAAATACGCATAATTTGGTGCATTGGAGAACCGTAACCATATAATTCCCCTGCTTGTTGGCTTGTGGTTAATTCTCTTCCTGCTTCATCTGCTAAAGCTTGGGTTTGATTTGCAGTATTAGCTTCGGCTAAAATTGCTATTCGTTGTGGTAAATTGGGGCTTGATACCCTAAAATCTCCTTTTGTAAGCTTGTAACCTACTATTTTGGAAATTCTATCTAATGTAACTGCATCGCTCATTTTAGAAATATTTTAAGCCAAAAATAAATTTTTTAGGTGTTAAATTCTTAAATATGTGTTTATTTTATGTTTTTATTTGACTAACAATAATCGATACAAATTCGCCCCAACTTATATTTTTTACCTTAAATGCTTTACCGATTTCATCCACAAAAATATCTTTAACAACCATGTTATAAATTCTACAGTCAAATAAGTGGTTTTGTGCAACATCGGATTTTTTCTGCCATTTAAATCTTTGTTCAGCATCAACTATTTTATGTTCTGCTTCAAAATGCGAAAAATAGTTTTGATATAAGTATTTTCCACCGCTTGGAATTGGAAAATTACAAAATCCACTAGGCTGAGTTTCATGGTATCGGCTATCATACTTTAACGATAAAAGCCTTTCTAATTCCGATTTTACAATATTTACCTCAGCCAAATATAAATTAGATTTTTCTTTAGCTTGATGGTATGATTTAACATCTTTACCTATTGGAATATATTTATCAAAATCCTTACCTTTGATACCAACTACAGCTAAATTTGAATTGTCGATATAGTTGTAAACGTGTTGTGTTAAATATCCACTATCCAAACCTGTAATCTGAACTTTCATTTTTCGCCCTGTATCGGTAACAAAAATGTTTGATAATATTTTATCCAATTCCCTCCATACTGAATTTGGAACTCCATGTTCATAACTCCATTTTTCCCTATCGGCTTTTATTTTTCCCTCTCTCGGTATAAATGTACCTATGCTACCATGATTAATTGAATAAGTAGCCATGCTTTCGCTCCATGCTACAATCTCATAATCTAATCTTGCATCATCTTCCCTACCATTTAAATCTATTCCGCAAGTTAGTAACACTATTTTTCCGTTTCCGTGTTCAATTGATAATTTTTCTGGAATAGTCATTATTTCGTAGTTTTGAATATTCCTTTGTATATCTGTTGCTTTTAATTCTTTTCCTGTTGGTTCATAAGTTTGCCCTAAAACCACGTTTAAAAATGTTTGATGCTTTTTTTCATCCCTAGTTCCGTTTGGTGGATTTGCATTTAACCATTGTTTAACATAATGCGTCCAATCATCCATACCAGGAGGGGCGTATAAGGATGAAATATAATAACTGTAATGGTTTGGCTCTACTGGATTAGGTTCATGTGGTATCCATTGTCCTTTTAAATTCATTTCATATTTATGTGAACTATCGAAAAAACCGCCGCATTCTTGACAAATATAACCTACACTATCCTCAATCAGTTTATTATTTTCATCTAATTTCCATGTAATACCGCCGATTTTATCGGAATTTTTAACCGGAACAGTCCATTGTAGTGTAATTGGTGCGTTACAACATGGACATGGAACATACCAATGGCGCTGGTCGCCCAATAAAAAACATTCCTCAATATTTGATGCGCCTTTTAATTGCGGACTTGATACCCAGTAGATTTTACGTTTATGAGCAAATGCAGATGTACGCTTTTGCACTAATTCCCTTGTTGCTCCTGCATCTTTTGAACTTCCTTTTGCTGCATCGTAATCATCCACAATCATAATCATTACATCATGCTGCCTTAATAGATTGTGATTCGTAACTGAACCTGCTTTTAAATCTCCACCTGGAAATTCTTTTCCTTTATTAGTATCTCCAGTTGCATTGTTTTTTGCTTTTAATACATTTGGGCGAATTAATTTTCTAATTCCACAAGCATCAATTGCCTGATCTAATTTTTTAATTGCCGCATCGGATAAATCAGAGTGCCCCGTTAAAAACATTATATTTCCCGGATTTTGTGCAATTGTATATAAAACTACTGGGTTTAATACTGCAGCAGTACCACCTAATTGAGCACCTTTTATGATTGAAATTTCTTTTGCAGGGTGGTTTTTATGTGCGCAATCCAACGGTTCACGCCAGTAAGGTGTTAAATCAAATTTAAAAGGACCAGGAAAAGCGGAACCCCTTGGCATAATCATGTTTTGCTCATACC